TAGGAATCCAGGGCATTGAGGATAATCAGAGAAATAATCTGCTTGAAATGCTCAAAGTAACCGGAGAGGATATCAATACAGATGATCTACAAGAGCTTCAGTAAGCGGCAGCTGCTTGCGTTGACGTGGTGGAACCGCCCGGCATTCAGGGACTGTGATGCCATTATTTGCGATGGCGCTATCCGATCTGGAAAGACGGTATGTATGGTTGCCGGCTTTTTCCTCTGGGCAATGAACACGTTTGACGGAGAGAGCTTTGCGATCTGTGGTAAAACTGTTGCATCCCTCCGAAGAAATGTGATCCAAAGGCTGCAGGACTGGCTGGGTGGCATATACCAGATAACTGAAAAAAGAAGTGATGGAAAGCTGATCGTCTCTGATGGAGAGAGAACGAACAGCTTTTTCTTATTTGGCGGCAAGGATGAAAGCTCCTATACACTGATCCAGGGCATTACTCTGGCGGGTGTGCTCCTGGATGAGGTGGCACTGATGCCAAGATCCTTTGTGGAACAGGCTTGCGCACGATGTTCTGTGGCGGGCTCTAAGCTGTGGTTTAACTGTAACCCCAGTGGTCCGGAGCACTGGTTCTATAAAGAGTGGGTGTTAAAGGCAAAAGAGCAAAATGCTTTGCGCCTGCGATTCACGATGGCAGACAATGCAGCGCTGGATCCGGCTATCGCGGAACGATATCGGCGGATGTACTCCGGCGTATTCTACCGGCGGTATGTTTTGGGTGAATGGTGCATGGCAGAAGGCCTTGTGTATGAGTTTGATAAGCAGATCCATACGGTGGCGGAACTGCCGGAAGAAATGGACCGTGGCGGCTCCTGGTATCTCTCGGCGGACTACGGAACACTAAATCCATTTTCAGCAGGACTGTGGTGGGTGTATAACGGTCGTGCTATCCGCGTGAAGGAATACTACTATTCAGGCCGCAGCAATTCGTTGATGAAAACAGACGAGGAATACTATCAAGAGTTAGAAAAACTTGCCGGCGACAGGGATATCCGATCCGTAATTGTGGACCCGTCGGCGGCTTCATTTATAGCCACGATCCGCCGGCACGGGCGGTTCTCGGTCCGGAAGGCAAGGAACGATGTCCTTCCCGGTATTCGCCTAACGGCTACTTTGCTGAAGGCGGGAATAATTAAAATATCCACAAGCTGCGAGGATGCGATCCGGGAGTTCGGCCTCTACCGATGGGATGAAAGAGGAGAGGTCGATAAGCCTATTAAAGAAAATGACCATGCAATGGATGATATCCGGTATTTCTGCGCTACGGTGATGCGTAGGGATCCAATCGTTAGGCAAATGTTGGGAGGTTTGAAAGATGAAGATCCTGAAGAAGGTTAAAGCGTGGTTTTTAGACCGTTTCTTGCCTATCTGGGCAAAAGAGACGGTGTTGGCAGATAACCGGCGTCTTAACAGGCGCGTGGCGGAGCTGGAAAATGAGCTGGCACAAAAGACGGCTTATATAAATGGCATTTCGGTGGGCTTAAAGAGCTTGCGCCGGATAACCGTCAATGTACAGCCCAAAAATGACGAAATAAAAAATGCAGAGTGATCGTAACCACTCTGCATTATTTGTTAAATTTCTTCACCGGTGTCGTTCATTGTAAAACCCGCGTGATATGTGCAACTTAAAGCAGAAGCAATTTCTATAAGGTCTTTTTCGGAGAAATTGTCTCTGCTGATTTTATTAGATAGATTTTGTCGAGATTGTCCGGTCTTGTCTGCAAGATCGGAAAGTGTCATACCACGCCGTCGAAGTATAACTTTGATTTTTTCTCCCATACTCAATGACATTTGCAAAACCTCCTTTTTGTAGCAACTTGAGTGTACACTAAAAAATGAAATGTGTCAATATTAAATTTGCAAAATCAACAAAAAAGTGAAAATAATAGTTGACAAACGAAACGAAATAGTGTACAATAAGTAATGTAAGGCAGAGGCAAACAACCTCTTACAGAAAGGAGCGGGGGTGAATGAACGATATGCAAGTGACAGAGGCTCTGCTGAGAGCGATTCTCGAACTGATTGAAAAGTGCGAGACGCTTGAGGAGTTGAGAGCCAGTGTCAAACGCATTATGGGGCGGTAAATAAAAAGTAGCGGCCCACTTTCCACAGCGACCGCTACTTCCACCCACAAAGGTGCGCCGGGAGCCTTACCCCGGCCACCTTGATTATAAACCAGGTAAGGCAAAAAATCAAGGAGGAAATATTTATGAAAGATTTAATCGATGTAACAGAACAGGTCGTTTATGAACTTGACCTTGCGCAAACCGTTATGGGCTATATTCTGGATGCTTTTGAAGGCACCGACGAGGTAGTGAGAGAGAACCTCAAGAACAACGCTAGTAGAGTTTTTAATATGCTGATAATTTCCAACAACTATCTTTATGAAAACAAAAACAGGCTTGAAGAAGCCGCAAACGCCTATTACCAGCAGCAGAAAGCAGGCAAATCAAATGAGTAGGCTCATCGATCTCACCGGCCAGCGCTTTGGGCGGCTCACAGTCATTGAGAGAGCAGAAGATCATATACAACCAACCGGGAAACACGAAACTAAGTGGCGGTGTGTATGCGATTGTGGGAACATTACTGTGGCTTATGGAGGAAGTTTGCGCAATGGCGGAACAAAAAGCTGTGGATGTTTGCAGCGTGAGATAGTAAGCCAGCGGCACAAGCGGCACAAGCGGCACGGTGATAGTAAAACACGGCTATACAATACATGGAATCATATGTTATATCGCTGCTATAATCCAAAGCACAAAAATTACCATCGATATGGCGGACGCGGTATAACGGTATGTGAAGAATGGAAGAAATATGAAAATTTCCGGGATTGGGCTATGGCAAATGGCTATCAAGAAGATTTAAGTATCGATAGAGTGGACGTGAATGGTTCATATTGTCCGGAAAATTGCCGGTGGGTAACGCAAAAAGAACAAACTAGAAACAGGTCGAGTAACTGCATCATAACTTTGAACGGAGAAAGCAAAATACTGATAGAATGGTGTGAGCTATATGGAATGAATTACGGCACTGTTAGCTCAAGACTAAGCCGCGGCTGGACACCGGAGGAAGCCCTGGAGCTAGTTTCAAGTCAAAAGAAATAGTAAGAGCGCAGCACCCTGATTTTCAGGGTGCTGTATTTATATAGCGGAGGTTAAGAAATGCAACACAGTAACATGCTAAAAAATGCGACCGGATACGCCGGTGCTTTTGAAGCTGCAGACATAACAACACCCAGGATGAGGGCTGCCATAGCAACTTGGTTTGATCTTTATTACAGCGATGAGAAGACGAAAGATGTGGATACAAGCCAACGCATTCCGTACACCATAGTCAGGAAACTGACGAAAACGGTATTCTCCGAGTACAAAGCCACCAGCGATGATGAATTTGTAAAGAATATCCTGCAGGAGATCTCTGAGGTGAGTACACAGGCAATGCAGATGGCTCTGATTGGCGGTGAAGCATTGCTGAAGCCCATCCCTACAGCGGATAAAAAAGGTTTTATATTTGCAGTGGTACCCAGAAACAATGTGCTGGTATTCGCCAGAGACGCCAGAGGAGAGCTGACGGACATTGGAACGCTGGAAGTGACAGTATCCGGCAATAAATATTATACCCTGTTGGAACGGCGCACAGTCGATGGTAACGGATATCTCACTATCCGATATAAGCTTTTCGCAGCTTACTCTAAGGACACCCTGGGACAGCAGGTGCCCCTGAGCACACTTCCCCAATATGAGCAGCTGCAGCCGGAATTTACTTTTACAAAACCGGTAGGCTCCATTGGTATGGTGTGCATGAAGACATTTTATACGAATTGCGTGGACGGAAGTGCGGATGGCGTCAGTGTATATGCAGCGGCGGTTGGACTGATCCGCAACATCAACAGAAATGAAGCCCAGCTTAATGGAGAATTTGACCGCGGTGAGAGCCGTGTGATCGTCAGTGCGGATATGCTGTCAAGAGACGCCGATGGAAATAAGCGCCTGAAGGACAATATCTTCGTAGGTCTCGACGAAGACCCTGAGACTGCAGGGGTGACGATCTTTAGTCCGACATTACGGGAGGCTTCCTACCTCGCCCGGAAGCAGGAGTATTTGAGGGCAGTAGAAAGTGTCATCGGACTAAAAAGAGGTCTACTCTCCGAGGTGGAGGCGG